GGTGGTTCATTATTGATAGGTGCTTCTTCTGTAATGACAAGATTCTCAGGTGTATAGTCAAGAGGTATGAAACTAGGAAACGGAAAGTCGCACGTTGTAAATACACCATTTGGATCTTCCAATAACAAATTACGATTACCAGTATTTTTTATATCACGATGTTGATAGGTACAACCAGGAACATTTATTTCTGGTGGCTTTGCTATTTGTAAATAATGAGGATTATAAGGTTCTGGTACGTTTGGAATATAAATATCAGGAATATTTATATCAGGTATATCAATCGTAGGCATCTCTAGGAAGGTAAACTTCTACAAAAGAATGACATTTAGGACAAGAAAGATTAGTTACCATACTATATTCTCCAGACATTACTGGATAATCTTCGCCATCCATATCATGATCGCCACCCCAAATAAGTTCAGTTTTACAATGCCAACAATTCATTTTATTATCGGCATAGATGGACCTGTTGCTTTTGGTAGTTCTCTATCTAATACTTTTGGCATCATGCCTTGTACATTGCCAAGAATCTCATTCATAACTTTAGATTTAAACTGTTCTGAAGTTACATACTTGTAACCTAAATACGCTCCACCACTCATTGAAGCTACCATTACAAATGAAATAATACTCAATACGTTAGCAATTTTTTGAAACATGATTAAAGAAATCCTCCTAAAAGCTAGTGTGCCAATTACTTTGATGACTTTGGCTCTGATTCTTGGGTTAGCTCCACTTTACCTGTTGGCAGGGATTCTTGCTCGATCTTCTTCAACAACATCTCCTTCGCCTGTATCCCACCCTCAATCATTAAAATAGCCTTATTTGCTTCCATTAATACTTTTTCTGCTTGATCCTTAGTTTTTACTTGTTTTGCAAGTTCTTCTTTCCATTCAAGAATTTGTTTTTCAATAAGACTTTTCATAAATTAAACGATAGTAAGAACTTCTCCTGAGTTGATAGTGACAGTTACACCACTATTTATAGTTATCGGACCAGCTGCCATTGCGTTACAGGCTGCTCCAAATGTATCGCCTATTGTATAATTTGTCGTTACTGTCTGAGCATTTTCAAAAAATACTCTGTCACTACCACCACCAGTAGCACCGCCTCCACCACCCGATATTTCTGCAACAGAACCATCATCTTTTTTGGTAAATAGCTTACCTTCATCAGTTCTTATCGCAACTTCTCCAACAGCTAAGTCACTAGCACTTGGGTCGCTACCAGAACCTCTTTTTAGCTTAATTGTATTAGCCATTGGCCTTGCCTCCTAATAGCTATTTTTTAATAAGATCCGCCATCTATGTTAAAACTAGATGCACTTTCATCTTCTAAAAATGTAACTAAATCAGATAACGCAACTTGTTTCATAGTTCCATTATCGTTAGTTACCAAACGATCTGCTGCTGCTAAAGTTGTAGAACTTGCAGATGTATCACCATCCATAATGTTCAATTCAGCAGTACTTACTGTTGCTCCGTCAAGAATTGCTACCTCAGTTGAAGTTAAAGCTGCTAAAGCTGCTGCTGCACCAGATTGACAACCAGATAAGGCATCTAGGTCTGCATCATAGGCTTGAACATTCGTTCCAATAACTAATCCCAAAGCGGTTCTAGCTGCACTTGCACTTGTAGCACCCGTTCCACCATCGCCAATAGCAAGTGTTCCTGTTATAGAACTAGCAGCAAGATCAACAGCAACTTCAGTAGATTCAATAACAAGTCCACCATTTGATTTGAGATCAAGAGAAAGTGTGTTACCTGATTTATCTAATCCATCTCCTGCTGTTACCTGACCAGCACCAGAGAACTGAGCAATAGTAAGGTTATTGGTTCCAACAACAGCAGATCCCTTGTTAGATGTACAAACAAATCCATTGTCAGCATTGACAGTTCCTTGCTCTACAAAGGTAAAGAATCCAGCAGCGTCAGCACCAGCAGCTAAATCACTTGCTCTAGCTGGAGAAGAACCAACAATATAAATACCATTTTCTGAAGCTGTTGATTGATCTTTAACAAGAACACGATCATTAGTTGAAAGACTTACACCATCTAACGTGTCTCCATTATTAAGAGCAGTAGATATTGTTATGTTTGCTGTTGTTGCTGCCACACAAGAATCTTTAACATCTAAACCTTGAGAAGTAGCCTCAACAAACGATTTAGTCGCTGCATCAGAGCTATTTACGGGGTCAGCTAGGTTAGTTATTGTCTGACTATTTAATGAAACTGAACCTGTTGGTGCAGCCATTTGATCTAATCTATTTGCCTGTACACCTGTATCAAAATCACTTATTTTTGTATGAGCTAACGAAGGAATATCAGCAGCTACTAAAGCTCTAAATGTTGGAGCAGCGTCACTACCTGTTGTCGGGCCAGCTATAACTTTATTTGCATTTTGTACTGTATCTTTATCAAAGAAACTACCCGTTCCACCGATAGCTTCAATAGTTGTAGCAGTACCCCCTGCTCCACCTGTTCCAATACCAATAAATAGTTTTTTGTTGCCTTCTGCAAAAGCTAACTCAGCATTTGCAAGGCTTGTTGGTGCTGAAGATCCTGTAGATCTCTTAATGCGTACTGTGTTAGCCATAGCGTTTTAGTTTAATGATACTAATGGATGTCAAAAATTTCCACCATCGACCAGCGTAAGAACTGTGTGTGTGGCAGTAGCTTCAAACCTTGAGTTTGAGCTATTGAAAACAGGGATGGAACCATCGACTTTGTTATCGCCATTAAATTCAAACCCCGATGCAGCAGGACCTTGTGGGCCTTGCGTTGTGATTTCAACTGTAGTTACATCAGAAACCTGACTAACTACAACTTGATTTGGATTGCTCATGCTGTGTAACCCTCACTTATAAATAGTTTACCCTCTAAATAATAGTTTTTGCTACCACCTGGTTCTGTTAACAATACGTCATAAAACAAAATACTTGGAGTAAAAGTCGCAGTATCAGTATCAGACAATGAAATATCTACAATTCCACCTGATCTATTAGTATAAGCAACTGTCCAATCTGCATATTTTGTAGAACGTGATTCATCATAAACTTGTGCAGCTACAGTATATCCAGTTAAATCTATAGCCGATCCAGTAGAATCTTTAAATGTCAATCTGATAGGAAAGTCTGCTCTCCTATCTACAGTAAAATTCTTTTTTCCTGGAATTATTGCCATTATTAATCAGCAGCTTCAATAGTAAGAGTGCCTTCAGCAACTTGTCTCATAATTTCAGAATAATGTCTGTTGCCTTCAATTAAAGGTACTGACCATTCCTGTCCATCAATAGTTGCGGTTATTGATTCGTTCTCATCATTAACCCAAGATTTTGAGCTTTCCTCATATTTTTTTGACATGACATATTTTGCTTTTGTAATGTTCATAATTTAAAGCTCCGCATCTGCATAATAAGTTGATGCATAAATTATATTATGACTTCCTCCTCCTCTAGAAGCAAAACCATAATCATATTGGTTGTAAGTTGATATACCTGTAAGAGAACTTCCGTCATTCTGATTTCTCATTTCGTGGTTGTTACCATTACGTTGTATAAATACACTTGCAGTATCCCTCATTACAACAGGATAATTTATTCTTGGAAATCCATTAGTACCAGATTTATTACCCATAAGAACCTCAAAACCTCTTTGTACATAATATCTATAGCAACGATAAAGATGATACTGATAACATTGGTGTTCAAAATCTGTTGCCACGCTGCCTACTTCTAATTGAACTCCTGTAATTTCAAATGTTGCATCATTTGTTGTGTACCATGTTGAGGTGTTATCGGGCATACGTTCTGTGTCAGATTGTGCTTTCCAAGTATCAACTGTTGCACTATTGGCTGTGTAATCTGTACCCATAAACTGCACCCAATTAATACCAAATGCTTGACCATTATCCAAATTAAATGTTAAGTCAGCATGACCTGGAATTGTTTTAGTAACTTTGGTCCAAGTATCAGCAGATAAAGAACCTGTTTCAAATGGATACATTTTTTGAGTTCCATCAGATGTGTCTATATATCCAAAAAAGTTTTGAGCAACACTTGATTTTACCCAAAAAGATAATGTTATAAAACTAGACGTAGATGTATAATTCCAACCACTACTTGCAATATCTTGTGCTTCTGGTCTATACCTGACATATATTGCATCAGCAGCACCAGCACCACCTGTTTGGTTTCCGTTAGTAATTTTTAACGCTTTTCTAAACCCTAAAGTATAAGGTGTAGTTCCACTTGCAACGTCAACTTGTGCTTGTGTAGGTGCTTCATCAACTGTGTTTGTTAAAAATTCAAATCTATCAACAGTTTGATAACCAGTAGATGTAGATGACGTATTGCGTTGGGCTATAATCATCTCTCCGTTTACAATCAAATTTTTACCTTGACGATTAGTAATATTTCCAGAAAAGCCACCAGAGGAACTATCAATCGTGATAGCAGCCGTACTAGCTCCTGTTCCTTTTATGCTGTTGACTTTAAGTTCTGACATAATTAACTAGGTTTTGGATTGTCTGTTTTTACCTTTTCACAGGCTGCGTAATATGCTGTAAGTTTACTAGAATCTCCCTTACTATTCCAGTACATTGCATCTGCAAAATCTGCTAAAGAGGGGTATTCTGATTGCCTTCTTGTTTTATAACCATTTGCAGTTTGATAGGCAATAGCAGCAGCTTCCTCTGTATCTCTTGCAGTTTCTTCCTCTGCTGTGTAGGCAACTCTTTGTCCGTTTATTAAGTGAAATCTAGCCATTATCTTCTTATACCATAAAGACAGTATGAATATTCAGAAACATTACCTGAGTTATGAAACAATGTAAAACCATCAGAAACACTATCATCATTAAAAACAAACTCAGCATTAAAGCCTATAAGACCTGTTGAAGTATTCAAGAAAGCACCCTGTGTAAATCCAAAATTATTATGGAAGCCGTCACCTGAGACTCTAGGAGTTATTAAAATATCAAATCTTATTCCTTCTCTTGTGCTATTACCAGCATTATTAGCTATGAGTGCTTTATCTTCTCCACTTGATGACAAAGTAAAAGCATTTCCAGATGCGTTAGTGCCATACATTTTCCATTGATAATCTGATGAAGTTAAACTTGAACCGCTTGCTCTTAACCGACAATACAATACAACTTCGTCTGTAGCTGGTAAAACAGAACCTATAATTCTAAATGATTTATAACTTGTAACGTCTAAACTATCAAAAGTAAGATCACTTACATCTACTGTGCTATCGGCACTTTGTAATTTTACATAATCAACATCAATAGTTCTTGCAAGCGTTCCATCTGCATCACTAGGTAATGTAATTGTTCGATCAGAAGCAGGGTTTGAACTAGGTGCAGCTATTATTACACCATTTCCACCGCTATGTTTTAGTTTGATTTGACTCATGCTACTATCTCCATTAATGTAATCCCAGACGTGTTTCTAGTAGCACTTGTAGTGGTAGCAGTATTATCTTGACCATTAACATATATTGTGTTGGTATTATCATAGTCCGCAACTTGTATTTTATAAGTTAATTGATTAGTTGAACTAGGGCTGTCTAAAAACGAACCACAATGAGTATCTGGGTAGCCATTATTAGCTCCTGTATCTGAGTTAGTACCAGAAGCAGGTAGTGTAAATCTTGATGTACTACCAGAAGCGTTACCTTTAAATATATCAGTTGCACTTCCGCTATCTACTCTTACAAGTGTAAAACCTGAGCCAGCATAGCTACTACCTGCTGTTGCATTTACATGAACAATAATAAGAATTTTATTTGATGAAGATGTAGGTGTAATGTTTACTGTCAAACCTGTGACATCTTGTGGTGTGCTGTTTGCATCAACTTGAAACTTATCTGCCATTGTAACACTTTGAACTTGAACTACTGATCCAGTAGCCATTGCTGAAGAAGGCAAAGCTGTAAGACCTGTAACTGTTCCATTTCCGTTTATAACTACAGCCATTATTTACTTACGACCCTCCATGTTTTTACTTAAGTTTATTATATACATTTTTACACTATAGTCCATGTTTCTCCTGCACCAATAGTAACAGTAGCTCCACTTTGAATTTCTATTGGGCCGAAACTACCAGCGTTCTTACCATTCGTAATTGTATAATTCTGCGTAACAGTTTGGTCATTCTCCCAAAATATTTCATTACCACCACCACCAACTGCACCTGCTCCAGCAGCAGCCCAACTTAACGTACCAGAAGCATCAGATACAAGAGCGTAACCAGAAACAGCAGCATCAGCAGAAGGTAAAGTCCAAGTAAGACTAGAAGAAACTGTAGCTGGTGCTTGAAATCCTACATAATGACTACTGTCAGCATCAGCAAATCTAAGATCATTTTGAGCTTGAAGAGTTAATCCATTAGCATCAAAAATCATTTGCTCTGTTCCACTAGAAGAAAATCCCATTACATTTGCAGATTTTCTAAATAATCCTAAATCTGTATCTGTATCGAAACTTAATGCAGGAGTAGATGCACTCGAAGAATCATCTATTAACAACGGGCCTGTCATAGTGCCACCAGATTTAGCCAGTAAACCTAAATTAGCTTGATCTATATTTCCTATCTCTGTAAAAGCACCATTACTTGAGTTTCTTATTTTTAAAATATTTGTAGTGGTATTCAAAAAAGGCATACCAGCTACACATTGACTTGAAGCTAAGTCAGATGACTTTGAATTACTTGATTGGATCGCAGCAAAAACAGCGTTTAAATCAGTTCTTACGTTGGCTCCTGATGCATTTTCAATTGTATAGTTTGTAACGTCAGACATAGTTAATAACTATTTTTCTCCATGTTACCCTCCTTTGCCGAAACCAACAGCACTATAGGTAAAGTTCCTATCAATACTAGCATTACTTGAGTTTTTAAAGTGAACTGTAAAGCCAGTTCCAGATATACTACTAAGTTCAAAATAATCTCCTGATGCCATATTTTGTGGAGAGATATTAACAGAAGGTAAAAAACTATTTAAATTACCTAATCCAGACGTTCCAACAAAAAATGGTGCTGTAAATGTAACAGCTTTTGCTCCTGCTCCAGAGGCTATAACAGATGATTGTTCAGTTCTTGATGGCATAGTTGCGGTATATCCTGCTTGCTGAAGATTCATATTTTGTGCCGTATCTACTGTGTCTATAGTAATTCTGAACTGAAATCCTCTTCCTTTAAATGTTCCATTAGCAAAATCATTGAAAGATGTATATGTTGGAGAGCTTGAAGGATTATCAGTTGTGGTGCGTACAGCCATCTTTGCGTTTACGTCATTAGCAATCGAACCATCAAAATCTGTCCAGGTATCTATATTGTCTGTTCTGTTATCAAACTGATCTCCTGTATAAAAACCAACTCCTTGAAAATGTCTTTTTAGAACAAGTGAGAATGTACCACCAAGATCAAGAGTATCTACAAAATCATAAGTACCACTAGCATTTGCTGTTGGATCTGTAAGTTTCAATCCACCGAGAGTAGAGTCAAAAGTAAGATTTGATTTTGTTCCGTTATATGGTGTTCCGTCTGTATCTTCTC